TCCTTATGTTGACCCTGACACAAAGAAACCTATAAGAACCAAACATGGTAATATGATAATCAAAGATTTTACCTACCTAACCTTCAAAAGAGAAGGAAAAACGATTGCTCCAGAAGCAGATGTCAAGAGAGAACTTCTAGGTTGGATTTCAGCAAACATTCCCAAAACAAAACTTACAAAAGATTTTTCTTCAGATCAGTAAAAAAAAGACTTGACAATGTTATCGTTATGCTATATAATAGTAAATGAAAGTGAGGAAATATGTCAAAATCATTAAAGATATTACGAAAAGAATTTTTAAATAAGTATTCGGGAAAAATTTCTGGATATGAGCATCTTGACGATGGAACAGGCGACTACTCAAAATCTCCTGCTGGATTGGAAGATGGAACAGATGAATTGGTATCAAATTACAAAAAAGTTACGCCAGGTGAAGAAAAGACTTGACAAACGTTTCGTTATTTGTTACAATTATAATGTGAGGTTAAGAAATAACCATTTTTTTGAGATTTTATTATGATGAAAACAGACTTAGTTGAACAGAAATCAATGCTTGCTAAATTGATGGCAGCAGAGAACATTTCTGTAGAACACAAGAAAATCCCTACAGCAGCATTCGATATCAAAAATCGTGTGTTGTACCTACCTATCCTTAAATGGAAGCCTGGTTCAAATGTCTATGATTTATTTTGTGCCCACGAAGTTGGTCACGCTCTCTGGACACCAGAAGAAGGTTGGCATTCTTCAATAAGTAAAAAAGGAAAAGGTTACAAATCCTTTTTAAACGTAATTGAAGATGCTCGTATCGAAAAGAAAATCAAAAGAAAATTTGCTGGTGCTCGAAAGTGTATGGCTGGTGGATATAATGAATTGATGGATGAAGATTTTTTCGGACTAAGAAAGATGGGAGTTATTCCTAATGATCTTGGTTTGATTGATCGTATTAATTTATATACCAAAGCAGGGTCTGACTACGGAGTTGAGTTTTCGGATGAAGAGCGAGAATGGGTTGAAAAAGTTGAAAGAACTGAGACTTGGGAAGATGTAGTTGAGGTTACCGATGCTCTTTATGAGTGGTGTAAAGAAAATGAATCTGAAACAGATAATAGTTACGATGAATTTGACGATGATTCTGAATGGAACGATGACTATGACTCTAATGATTATGAAGATTCAGAAGAAGATGATTCAGAAAATGATTCAGAAGAAAATGGTGCTTCTGGTTCAGAAGGTGAAGAAGATGATTCAGAAGAAGATGATTCAGAAGAAGATGATTCAAAGAAAAATGGTGCTTCTGGTTCAGAAGGTGAAGAATCCGAAGAAGCAGACAATACTGAAAGGTCTTCAAATAATTTTGAGGGTGGAAAAAGTGACCCATATGGTGATAGAGAATTTTTTGCTCATGAAGAAGAAAATGACCCTACCTCATTAACTGATGAAGCATTTAGAGCTAAAGAAGAAGAATTAGCAGATATGAGTGAGAATGTAAGAGTTCCTACATATCTGTCTTTTCCTAAAATCAATACTGAATCAGTTGTAATTGACCATAAAGTTATTCAAGAAGAATTGAGTAAGTACTACAATTCACAAGATAGTGCTGTAGAATATGGAAACAAGTTGTTGAGAGAATTCAAAACAGCAAATGGTAAGATGATTAGTTACATGGTCAAAGAGTTTGAAATGAAGAAAGCTGCTGATATTCATCGAAGAGCATATGCTTCTAAAAAAGGAAATCTTGATATGAACAAGATTCACGCTTACAAATATAGTGAGAATCTTTTTCGTCAAATTACCAATTTACCAGAAGGTAAAAATCATGGAATGGTAATGTTCATTGATTGGTCAGGTTCTATGCATGGATATATGAAAGATACAATCGAGCAGTTGATAAACTTGACTATGTTTTGTCAGAAGGTTCAGATTCCTTTTGAAGTTTATGCTTTTTCTGACCATTATAGAGATTATGGTGATTCAAATGCTCATAGACGTTATTATAGTTATAATGATGAAAATAAAAATTCAACACTTGATACTACCCGTGCTGGAAAGAAAGTAGCAGATTACAAGAAACATGAATTGATGGTAAGTACTAATCTACGTTTGATGACATTGTTTAGTTCTAAAATGAGAAATCGTGAATTGAATGAAGCATACAAAAATGTATTGATGATTGCTCACAGTTTTTCAAATTATTATGCTTACAGAAATCATAATGAACCATATTTTGGAATGCCTGCTAATTTTTCTTTGGGTGGAACACCATTAGATTCTACAATTGTTTGTGCTAAATCAGTCATTGAAGAGTTCAAAACTAAAACAAAAGCACAAATCGTTAATGCTGTATTTCTTACTGATGGTCAAAGTAACAGAGATAATCATTATCTTGATTCTGATAATGTTAGAAGAAGAGTTGAAAGACAAAACTTACACATTGATGATCCTGTGACTAGAACTAGAACTTATTCTAAAAGAGAAAATGGTAGACAAATGGATACCACTTCAATTTTTCTTTCAGCACTCAAAAATTCACTTGGAATAAATCTTCTTGGATTTTTTCTGACTTCTGGAACTGGTCGAAGAACTGCTGGGGATATGTCTTACATAATGGAAAGATATCCATTAGATTCAGAAGTTGCTAAGTTTCGTAAAGAGAAGTTTTTGATTGAAACAAAAACATCTTATGATGAACTTTACATCATCAATACAAAAGGTCTTGAAATTGATGAAGTAGACCATATGGATAAAGTAGAAGTTGGTGCTACTAAAGCAATGATACGAAGAGCATTGAAAAAGAATACAAGTGGTAAGTTACAGAATCGCTTGTTACTCAATGCTTTTATCAAAAAAGTTGCTTGAAGTGAAAAAAAGACTTGACAAAGGTTTGGTCTTTTGATATAATATAATTATGGAAATGAGAAAAGATGACTTTTCTCATATTGTGAACCCTCCAAATGGAGATTTTGTTATGAGTTTTACTAAAAGACAAGAAAAAGCGATTGATAGTTTACGCTCCTTTCTCGGTGGAAGCAGTACTTTTTCTAGAGATGATATTTACAGATTCATCGAAGATGCTGATTTCAAAACAAAGAATGTCATGAAACCTTGGTTTCTGATTGATAGAATTCCACGCTCAGAAAGAGGCGCTGATAAAATTTATGATTTTCCTTATGGTGAATCATTAGTACCTTCTGCTCCTATTCCAGAAAGTGTAGTTGCTTATGCTAAACCAGTAGAAGTAGAAAAACCTAAAATGGTTTCAAATGTTATAGAGTTTCCCTCTAATACTGAATCTTACGTTCCTTCTAAAGTGAATGGATATGTAAAATTCGGACACTACAATGATGTAAAGACCATCAAAAAAGCAAATAGTTTTTATCCTATCTTTGTTACTGGTTTGTCTGGAAACGGAAAAACCATGATGATTGAACAAATTCACGCTGAGTTGAAGAAAGAACTTTTTCGTGTGAATATTACCATTGAAACTGATGAAGATGATTTGATTGGACACTATGCTCTGGTCGATGGTCGAACAGTTTGGCAGGATGGCCCAGTTGTTCTAGCAATGGAACGTGGTGCTACTTTACTTTTGGATGAGGTCGATTTGGCGTCAAACAAAATTATGTGTTTGCAACCAGTTCTTGAAGGTAATCCACTTCTCATCAAAAAAGAAGGTCGAGTGATTCGCCCTAAAGATGGTTTTACAGTTATGGCAACTGCTAACACTAAGGGTAAAGGTTCTGAAGATGGAAGATTTATCGGAACTAACATTCTTAACGAAGCATTCCTTGAGAGATTTCCAATTACTTTGGAGCAAGAGTATCCTACCATAGCAACTGAGAAAAACATCATCAAAAAACTGATGGTAAATCTTGGATGTTCTGATGAAGAATATGCTGTAAAACTGGTTGATTGGGCAGACTTGATTCGTAAAACCTTTTATGATGGTGGAGTTGATGAAATTATTTCTACTCGCCGATTGGTTCACATTGTAAATGCTTTTTCAATCTTCAAAGATAGAATGAAAGCAATCTCAATGTGTGTTGCTCGTTTTGATGACCAAACCAAAGATACTTTCATGGATTTGTACTCCAAGTTAGATGAAACTGTCAAACTGGAAGAAGAAACTGAGGAAGAAAAACCAGTAGTCGAGGAAGTCGAAGATTACTCATAATATATAATACAGGGTGTTGCTCTTGTGAGTAACATCCTATTATTATATCTAGTGAATTATAATGGAGAATTATGGAAGTTAATGTGCCCGTAGAAAAACTAAGAGAAAATAAAATAATGGTTTGTACACCAATGTATGGTGGTATGTGTTCTGGAATGTATTCTAAAGCATGTGCTGACCTTGCTACTATGTCAACAAAGTATGGAATGGATTTGAAGTTTTTTTATCTTTTCAACGAATCACTTATTCCAAGAGCAAGAAACTATTTGGTCGATGAGTTTATGAGAAGTCATTATACTCATTTGATGTTCATCGATGCTGATATACATTTTGACCCAAATGATGTATTAACGCTTGCTGCTCTTGATAAAGATATTATTGGTGGCCCATATCCAAAAAAATGTATTGCTTGGGAAAAAGTTAGAAATGCTGTAGATACTGGATTAGCAGATGATGACCCAAATATACTTGAAAAATATACAGGAGATTACGTTTTCAATCCTGTAGAGAATACACACAAAATACAAATATCTGAACCAGTTGATACTTTAGAGATTGGTACAGGATTTATGATGATTAAGAAACAAGTCTTTGATGAATTCAAAGAAGCATTTCCACAATTTACTTATAAACCAGATCATAATCGCTCTGAACATTTCAAGGGTGATAGAAACATTCATGCTTATTTCGATACTGTAATCGATTCAGAAGCATATCTTGGTAGTGTAGCTAGTGGTAGTGATAGATATCTTTCAGAAGATTATTTCTTCTGTCAATTTGCTCGAAAATTGGGATATCAAATTTTCTTATGCCCATGGATGGAATTAGGTCATATGGGTTCTTATGTCTTTTCTGGTTCTATGGCTAGTCTAGCAAATTTAGAATTTGCTTCACATGGAGCAGACAATCAAAAAGTGAGTAATCATGCAAAAAGAAGAAAAAATAAAAAGAAAAAAAGAAAGTGATATTGATTATGTTTTTGATGAGGGTAAATATTTAAAAGAAATTTGGGATGCTATAGACAAAACTTACATTTCACATTACGCTCAAAATAAAATACAATCAACAGAATTTATATCTGATGCAGGACATGGCGAAGGTTTCTGTATTGGTAATATAATTAAATACGCTCAACGTTATGGTAAGAAGGGTGGATTTAATAGAAGTGACTTGACAAAAGTTGCTCATTATGTTATTATTATGTTATACTTACATGATAATCATTACAAACGTGAAACTCAAGGAGAACACAATGAAGTTAAGTGAAAGCACAGTATCGTTCCTAAAGAACTATGCTAATATCAATCAAAGTTTAGAATTTCGTGAGGGTAGCACTCTCAGGACTGTATCACCTCTAAACACAATTCTGGCCTCAGTAGAAATTAGTGAGGACTTCCCAAAAACATTTCCGATTTACGAACTGAATCGTTTTCTTGGAACTCTATCTTTATTCAAAGATCCCGAATTGGATTTTTCGGAAAGTAGTGTATCCATAAAAGATGGTAATCATGAATCGACATATCATTATTGTGGAAGTAGTTCAATGTTTCAAACTCCACCAGAGAAAGAAATAGAATTTCCAGATGCGGAAGTTTCTTTTGAATTGTCTGAGGATGTTTTTAAGAAGACAATCAATGCTGCAAACACTCTTGGATTACCAGAAGTTGTCGTACAAGGTGATGGTAAAGAGATTCGTATTCTTGTAGCAGATACTGGAAATACAACTTCTGATTCATTTTCAACTGTTGTTGGTGCTACAGATAAGACTTTTCGTATGATATTCAAGATGGAAAATCTTAATAAATTGATGGAAGGCACTTATGATGTTCGCCTTTCCTCTAAACGAATATCACATTTCAAACGTCAATCTGATACTCTAAACTATTGGATTGCTCTTGAAGCAAACTCAACTTACGATGAGTAATTTTATTATAATTTATATTATGAAAGTGAAATATTATGAAAGATTCCTTACTATGGGTCGAAAAGTATCGGCCCCCTTCCATTGCAGAATGTATACTATCTGATAGTATCAAGGGAACTCTATCTGATTTAACAAAAGATGGAAAAGTTCCCAATCTATTGCTTTCTGGTTCAGCAGGAGTTGGTAAAACAACTGTTGCTAGAGCATTATGTGAGCAAACCAATTCTGATTATATAATCATCAATGGTTCAGATGAGGGTAGAATGATTGATACTCTCAGAACTAAAATGACACAATTTTGTTCTACTATATCTTTATCTGGTGGTTCTAGAAAAGTTGTTATTATTGATGAGGCAGACTACTCAAATCCCGATTCTGTTCAACCAGCAATGAGAGGATTCATTGAGAAGTTTGCTGAGAATTGTTCTTTTATCTTTACTTGTAATTACAAAAATCGTATTATTGAACCGATACATTCCCGATGTGCGGTTGTTGATTTTGTTCTTCCAAAAGATGAAAAACCAGAGATAGCATCTAAGTTTATGGAAAGATGTAAACATATTCTTAGTTCTGAAAATATAGATTATGATGAAAGAGTTGTAGTACAACTTATCAATAAACACTTTCCTGACTTTCGGAGAGTGATTAATGAACTTCAAAGATATTCTACTTCTGGAAATATTGATTCTGGTATTTTAGCAAATATCGGTGAATTAAATTTAAATCAATTAGTTTCTTCTTTGAGAGAAAAGAACTTCCAGAATATGAGAAAATGGGTTGCTACTAATGTAGACAATGACCCTGCTACAGTATATCGTAAAATCTATGACAAACTATATGAAGTACTGGAAAAATCATCCATACCACAAGCAGTATTGATTATCGCTAATTATCAATATAAATCTGCTTTCGTAGCAGACCAAGAAATTAACTTGGTTGCATGCCTGATTGAATTGATGGCGGAATGTGAGTTTGTATGAATCCCTTTGACTTCATAAATCAAATCAATCATGGTAAGAAGAATCTGATTGATGAAACACCAACTCTAGAAAAGGAGTATAATTCTTTTATTGTAAATCGTGGACTAAGTTTCAATCATGATACGGCATTATATGCTAATGAAATGAATGTTCAAAACCACCTAGACCCCAAGCTTCAATTTGACTTTTTACTAAATACAGTAAGACCCAAAAAAAGATGGGGCAAATGGATTAAACGCGAAAATAATGATACTCTTGAATTGATTAAGAAGTATTATAGTTGTAGTTATGAAAAAGCAAGAGACTACTCTACATTGCTAAGTGACTCTCAACTAGACATTATTCGACAAAATATTGAATTAGGTGGTTTGAAAGGAAAAAAATGAGCGAAACTATCATCCAAGCGATGATTGAAGTGAAGTTAAAACAGCCCGATGACTTTCTCAAAGTAAGAGAAACCCTCACAAGAATCGGTATTGCATCACGCAAAGAAAAAACATTATTTCAATCTTGTCATATTCTCCACAAACAAGGAAAATATTACATAGTACATTTCAAAGAATTATTTGCACTAGATGGAAAAACATCAAATTTTTCAGAAAACGATGAAGCACGAAGAAATACAGTTGCTAATTTACTTTCTGAATGGGAATTGATTTCTCTTGCAGAACCAGAAAAATCAGCAGAACCTACAGTTCCATTGAGTCAACTCAAGATACTTTCTTTTAAAGAGAAGGATGAATGGGAATTGACACCAAAATATAATATAGGAAATAAAAAGGAAGCTGATGGAGAGAATGTCGAGTGATTTATATTTTCATAAATTAAATCCAGAAGTAAAAGCACCTATTCGTGCTACAGAAGGTTCTGCTTGTTTTGACTTATGTTCTTTTTTACCAGAAGATTCTTTGGTAAAAGTATACATAAATCATCACGATCAAGATATAGAAATAAGAGAAAGAAAAGTAGTAAAAGGAAGGGTACAAATAAACCCTACAGAACGAATGTTAGTTCCTACTGGATTGATATTTGATATTCCAGCAGGACATTCAGTTCGTTTACATCCAAGGTCTAGCCTTGCTTTAAAACAAGGCTTGACTCTTGCTAATAACGTAGGCATTATCGATTCTGATTATGTCGAACCAGTTTATATGATGGTTTATAACATAAGTGGAAATCAACAATATGTAACCGATGGAATCAGAATGTGTCAGGCAGAAATGGTAAAGGAATTACCATACGTTATTATGGAGAGCGATGTTCGCCCAGAGAGAAAAACTGACAGAGATGGAGGATTTGGTTCAACTGGAAAGGAATAATTTTGTCTAAAATCCTATACGAGTGGACACTTGCTACTGTTCAAGTTATTTACTATTTACCAGATTATACAGATATAGTTAATGAATTTGTTTGGCAAACAGAAGACCAAATACCTAAATTTCCTCGCATTACAGCTTTTTTGGATTATTGGGATAAGAATATCGATGGTGCAATTAAAGAAGCTTACATTTATGACCAAGGACACAACGAACTTAGAATGGTCGATAGAAGATATAAAATAAATTAAGCAAAGAAAATAAAATGTATAAATTTGAAAATCCAATAACAAATATGCCATGGTTGGATATTCGTATCGAAGATGAATGTATGAAACATCTTTGGAACATTATCAATATTCCATCCCAAGCAGAAAATAACAAGTATCCCCTTGCTGGAAATATTTCAAAGAGTGTTTTCGTTGATGACAAAGATAATATTTTTTATGAAAATGTATTGAAAAAACTGTCGGAATTTATGTTTTTTAGAAATTGGGAGAATTATTTTTTTAGTCATATTGCAAATTCTAAACCACATCCTATATTCAAAATAAATAGAATTTGGGTGAACTATCAAAAGAAACATGAATTTAATCCACCACATAAACATGATGGTCTTTTTTCTTTTGTGGTGTTTATGAAAATTCCTACTCATTGGGAACAACAACATGCATTGTCATTTTCTGCAAAATCTAATTCATCTTGTGCATCAGATTTTCAATTTCTTTTGGGAAAGGAAAATGGTGTGGTAGAGGTAATGCATATCCCTCTGAGTCCAAAAGATGAGGGGAGAATGTTGTTTTTTCCTGCTTGGTTAAATCATCAAGTTTTTCCTTTTTACGAATGCGAAGAAGAAAGAGTTACAATTTCTGGAAATATAGATTTTTTTCAAGAACTGAACCGCACAAAAAATAAATCTATAGATAACATGGAAAAACAGCTCGAAAAAATGGAATATGAAGTAGAGCAAATCAAAAAAATAATTCAAAAAAATAAAGAAAAAACTTGACAAACGTTTCGTTATTTGTTACAATTATAAGTGAAGGTGAGGGATTGACCCTTTCCGTTTTTTGAATTCAATTGAGATTACATTATGATTACTAAAGAAGTGGTAGAAAGATTGTCTAGCGACACAAAAGAACTTTTTGACTTTTATGATAAAAAAGGTTTGAGAAAGTCTGATAAACAGAAATCAGAAGATATTTCTGGACTACTTGAAACTGCTATGGCAGACCTTGTTGAAGGTGCTGTCGCTCCAAAAGTAGATAGTGAACCTGACATTCGTTTGAATGGAAATCCTGTAGAAATTAAAACTTCATCTGGTGAAACATGGCGAGGTGGTGCTTACTCCAAAAGGGGTGGTCACTTCATTTTTGTTACTTGGAATTTGAATGGTAATAATGTTCCTTCCTTTTTTATTTCTGGAATAGACCTTGTTGAATCCGATTGGAAAATGAGTAATTCAGATAATTACTATGCTACTACTTATGGAAAAAAAGAACTCCATAACAATAGAGATAAGGTTATTTTTTATCATGGTTCTCTTGAAAGTTATGCTAGGGGGAAACAAACTTGCATTAAGGTTCATTTGAATGAAGTTTGATTTTGAAGTAATAGAAATTCATAAAGTTAATGCTGTAGTCTTTGTACAAAAATTTCATTACTCACCAGTAATGCCCAAACTTACTAAACATTTTTTAGGTTTTTATCTTGATGGTGAATTGAAAGGTGTGTTGACTTTAGGTTGGGGCACTCAACCAAGACAAACTATCAATAAAATGTTTCCAGGCCTGACTTCAAAAGATTATTATGAAATTGGAAAAATGTGTATGGATGATGATATGCCTAGAAATTCTGAAAGTCAAATGATTTCAGCCACAATAAAATGGATGAAAGAAAATACAGAATGTTTATTTCTTTATACAATGGCAGATGGAATTATGGGCAAATGTGGATATGTTTATCAAGCTTCTAATTTTTATTTTGGTGAAAAATATTGGACACCAGTATATCTTATGGAAAACGGAGAAAAATTACATCCTCGTTCAACAAAAACTCTTCTTGTAGAAAATGCTGAATTTTCTGGAAGGGATAAATTGTTTTGGATGACTTCTGATTTCATGAAACACAAAGGAATAAAAAAGATTGTAGGATATATGTTTAGATATATCTATCCATTAAATAAGAAGGCTAAACGAATAATGAAAAATAATTCAACTCTGAATTGGTCTTTAAATTATCCAAAAGATATAGATTTGGAATGGATGGACATTACAGATAAAAAAGAAAAACAATATATCGATAAACCAGCATTTACTTTTGAAGATGCTAA